TTTTGAATAAAGAGATATTTGAAAAATACCTTTTTCTTTATCCATACCTTTTAAATGCTGTTCTGTATTATCAATAATTCTTTGATAAGTAATAGCAGGAAAAGCAGTATCACTTTCTATCTTTTTAGAAAATATTCTATCTTCTACGATTGCTACTATTTCATTACTTTTTAAACTTTGATATACAAGTTGTTTAAGCATTTTTACTTCTTTCAATCTCTTTATCTATTCGTTGTTGCATCTTTTTTCTAACTTCATTTATTACTTCATCTGCTCTTGATTCAAGAGCTGGTCTCATAAAGGGACTGGCTTCAGATTTTGAAGTACCAAATTCAATCATATGAGCATAATATGCATCTTTTGGTTTATCTTTGAAATATTTACTATTTAAGTTTTTTTCATACCATTCTCTACCATCTTTAATTCTTCTTATTCCTAAAGAAAATTTTGTAATATTTTTACTTTTAGGTCTTCTTTTTTTAATAATAATTGAAGCTTTTGTTAATCCACTTTTTACAGGAACATTCTTTTTTGCTTCTTTTTGAATAGTTACAGCCCCTGCTCTTACAGCACTATTTAAAATATTGTTTTGAACATTTTGTGGAAAAGCTTTCAAAGCTTTTGAAAGTTCTTTTAAACCTTTGATTTCACTCATTATCAAAACCTTTTACAGCGATTAATAACTGTTTATTTTGAGCATAAATATTATTCACTTTAATAATTTCATATTTTTTGCCCTGATATTCAATAACTAATTTTTCATTAATCAATGAGTTATACCTAACTGAAATAATCAATTCCGTTTTTGATAGAACCGAGTTATCAAAATACTTTTCAGTAGTCTGAATATCTCTTATACTTGCAGGAACTTTCTGATTAAATACATTTTCAAACTCTACTTTTCTAGCTCCAATTGCATCTGGAGTTTTGTTTTTTGAAAGAAAGTCTATATATTTATTTAAAGTTCCTGCTCTCATTAACTTCTTATCCTATATCTTTGTAAAATTAAGTCAACATGATTATTTTTTGCAATTGAAACACCTGCTGTTAGTTCTTCTCTAAACTCATACAAAGTAGAAACTCTAACTTTTAACCATTGTCTTAAATCAGCTGGGAAATTAGTGGTATAACCACTTTTAAAAGTAATTCTCACAGCTTTTTTATGATTTCTCATCTGTACATTTGGAGTAGTATTAAAAACAATTTTTCCAACTTCATACTCATTAAATAAATAATATGATGTTGAATCTATTGTTTGATATACTCCATTAATATCCATATATTCAAAAGATACTATCTCTTGAACTGGATTTTTAGGAAATTTAAAATTTTCCCGTGGGAAATTTGATAAATATAGTTCATAAGTAGCACTTGCAAATTGTCTATTTGTAATATCTTGAGCTTCAGTTATTGCAGAATCTATAAAAGATTTAATATCTAAATCATCATCAGTACCAATTACTTTTATAAATCTTTTTGCATCTTCTAAAGATAAAATTTTATCAATATCCGTTTGTGTTGGCGCTACTTTTTGAACTATCATTTTTCTTCATCACCTTGGTTTTGTTCATCTTCTTTTTTTTCAGGTTCATCAATTACAATTGACTCTGTTATTCCTAAGATTTCATTAATTGCATTGATTCGTTCTTGAAGTTTATGCTTTTCATCAAGAAGTTCATCTTCATATTGAATAGCTGCAATTTGTTTTTCTTTTTCAAGTTTTTCAGATTCTATATCTGATAACTCAACAAGAGCAGATTCGTACTCTTTTTTATTTTTTGGTTTTGCAATTCCAGCATCAATAAGTCTAATTGCTTCATCGGTAGGGAAGTCATAATCCTTCCCTACTTCATGAGAAATGTCACCACTTAAATGCTGTAACATTGTTACTTTCATTTGATGATCCTGTTAAGCATTTTTAGCAACAACAAATGCTTCATCAAGCATTCTTTTTGCATCAACTCTAACAGTAACTCTAAATCCTACCATTCCTGTATCAGAATATTTTTCATTTAATCTTCTGATTTCCATTGCACCTCTATCTGCAATTTGATAGTAATTAAAGTCACCAAATACCATGAATTTAGCACCTATTCCCATATCAGGTAAATTTTCATCAATAACAACTGGTTTACCTTCAATTGTCATAGAAGATTTAATTTCATCTTTATAGAAATAAACACCTTGCCCATCATTTAACTCTCTAATTTTTTGAAGAGTTTTAGTATTCATTCTCCATGTAGCTCTTGCTCTATATGCCTCACCTAGTGCATAATAAATTTTTGCAACTTCAGCACCAGTTATTGCAGCACTTCCTGCTGTTGTTGTATCAGCTGTTGCTACTAATGCAGTTGCGTATCCAGTTGGTTTTTTAGTACCATCACCTAAACAAAATGCAGGAGCTTCAGCTTTGTCAACACCTTTTGCAATTTGATTAGCCATATATGCTTCAAAATTAATTGCTGTATCATTTAACAACTCATCAGAAACTTTTATGATTCCACCAAGTTTATATGCGTTGATTTGTTTGTTTCCAAAAGAAGAATCCGTCTCTCCATAAGTTCCAGTTTCATCAATCCATGCAAAAGTTGGAGCATCACCTTCAACTGGAACATTTCTAGTTGATGTTGTACTAATAACATTTGAAATACTTCTAGTTCTTGATAAAGTATTTAACTTTTCTAAAACTGTATTTTGATAAGATTGAGGAACAGTATAACCACCATCCTCTGCAACACCTTCAGTCATTGCAGCTTTAAAATCTGCAAAATCTTGGCCAGCAATATATTTATCAAAACCATTTCTGTAATCCGCACTTGCCATAGCATTAACACCTGCAATAATTGGTTCATCAACTTGATTTCTTAATCCATTTTCAGTAGCAATTAAATCAATATTTCTTGTTAAAGCTTTTACTTCATCAGATAAAGCATTATATTTTGCTTCAATTGTCGCATCCATTTTTGGGTTAGCATCATTTAATGCTTTCATCTCTTTAAATTTTTCAGCTCTTGCTGAAATCAGTTCTTGTAAATTCATAAGTTAATCTCCATTTCTAAAATTTGTAGGTCTCTTTCTCTTTGTTTAGCATTATTCAATGCCACCTCTTTTTCTTCATCATCTACATTAGGAACAACATCTAAAACACCATCTTTAGTGAGTTTTGCAACAGCTTGCACGAACTCATCATTTGAGAATTTCTCACTTGCTGTTTTACAACAAGCTTTAAAACTCTCTCTTGCTAATGCTAATGATTCATCTTTGGTGTTTTGATTTTCAGTTGAGATAATTTCATCACAAAAACCAGAATCTAAAATCTCATTCCCAAAGTAATAAGATTCTTTATCCATTGCTTGTTTTATAAGTTCTTTTGATTTGCCAGTTTTTGAAATGTATTTTTTAGCTATTAATGATGAAAGTCCAGCCAACACATCTGCAATTCTTCTTAATTCGTTTTCATCACCATAAGTAAAAGTCCAAGCGTTGTGAATCATGAATGTTGAGTTATCATGAGCTAGAATCTTATCTCCAGCCATTGCAATATATGTAGTTATTGAAGCTACCAAAGAACCCATAACCATAGTTACAGTTCCTTTGTCATATTCTTTAAATGCATTGTGTATGGAGATACCTTCAAATACACTACCACCTGGACTGTCTAGTGTTACTTTTACATCACCAGTTATAGAATTTAAATATTCTCTCACAGTTGATGCACTCATACCCCAAGAGCCTATTTCTCCATCAATCAAAAACTCATTCATTGTTTATTTTCCCCCGTGAAATTTTTTAAATCTTTTGTAGCTTCACCACTTATTATCCTGCTTACAGGTGCATAAGATAACTGCATAAAATACTCATCACCACCGTCATAAGAGTTCATGTCCTCATAACTTCTTATTTCATTTGGATTCATAGAACCAATTCCCCACATGTTTTTGTAGTATTCAGCTTTTGTTTTTACATCAGCTCTTAAAAGTGCGTTAAATTGGAATTTGATAATTAAATTTGATTTTTCCGATTTGTTTAATAGTTTTTGTTCTGCTTTTTCTTCTATTGCAATTAAGATTGGTAAAATAGTATTCGTTTGAAACTCTAAATATTTTTGCTCTAAATTCCCATAAGATGAAGCAGTTGAATCGTTTAAC